ATCTACCATCTAGATTTTCATTCGATGTGTTTGTACCATCGTTTCTAGATGCATACAAATTACCACTTGAAGCATTCCATTCTAAAGCATCAATTGTTACATCTTGAGCGGTTTGCAATTTATATCTGCCGTCCAAATCAACAGTAACATCAGCACGTTCTGTTCCCGTTCCTGAGGGTCTGTCTGCACTATTTTGTAATGTAAGAACACCATTGGTAGTATTGAATGATGCAGATTCTACATAGTTATCTGCCTTCACATACCTATCATCTAAGTTAAACGAATAACTATCACCGTTACTCACCGTCATGGCGAGAGTTCCAGTCTGGAACGTGAACGAACTTACTCTGGTATCAGTAATTCCAATTGGAGCATAAAGAGTGTCTGTGTAATCATACAGATCTTCTAGTTCCACTAGTAGATTCTGTCCATCATTCCTAGACAGTTGTAGTAGTCTTCTATTTGTATGATATCCAGCAGGGTTGTTAGTAGAAGCAACAATCGATCCACCAGTTACATAGAAGTTATCTCCAGTATCAGTTACATATCTACCATCCAAATTAACAACAATACTAGGAGATCCATCATTAGGAGTCAGAGTGAGGTTACCGTCACTAGAAGACCAAGATGCAGAAGTAATCTTACCATCTTGTAGTGTCGCACTTCTAACATATCTGTTATCAAAATATGTTTGAAGATCAGTTACAGGAAGAACAATATCTGGAAGTGTATCAGATCTTTGAATTGTGAGAGCACCAGTTAGAGGTGCCCAGAGAGCACCATCAACATAAGAGTTTGTATCCGTTGCACTAATAGCAAATGCGTTTCCAGACTGAAGAAGACTGATAGATCCAGATGCTTGAATTGAGATGTCTCCTGATACGTAATTGTTTCCACCAGTTGTTCCAGGACCAGTAACAGTAAGTCTAGTGATTGTATCAGTGTTGGTATCAGATGCACTGATTGTAAGGTTACCAGTTGCACCGTCTCTCGCTACGGTAACATTAGTTCCACCAAAGATATTAACACTATCTGTTGGATCTCCAGCGCCATCTCCCCCAGGAATCAATTGAATAGCAGCACCACCAGTGATGCTAGTCGAAGAAAGATCGTATGTAGTATTCGTATCGTTTGATGCTGCCGCTGATACATCGAACTCAAGTATACCAGCATTATCATTATAAGTTACTGTAATACCATTATTAGCGGTATTATCAATCATACCACCAACGTAATCCTCTACCTGTTCTTGAGTTAGTTGGGTGTTGGATGCTGTAGATCCGATGTTAATTGTATCACCACTTCTGGTAACACTAATATCTGTACCTCCATTGATAGTAATCTCAGAGAAATTACCGTCGCTATCAGTATTACGAACCTTCGCACTATTTGCATTAGGTCCATTCTGACCAGATAGTTGATACGTTAACTGTGTAAATCCACCAGTTGATGGTAGGTTTGCCCAGTAGATATTGCTACCATCAGTTGTAAGGAACTTATCCTGAAGGTTAGTAATCGATGGTGCTAGTGCTTGGAAAGCTGCAGTAGCAGTAGTCGCTCCTGTACCACCTTTGGTAATCGGGATAACACCACCATCCCATGTACCAGTTACATTACCACTGAATCCACCATCAACAGCAGATAGGTTACCAGTTAAACTAAGAGCAGCAAACGAAGGACTATCTGTAGAACCAACTGCTTGACCAATCGAAAACTCTGTACCGCTAAGTGTTACTCCTGTACCAGCAGTGTATGTTGTATCTACACCAGCAATAGAAATTGTAGTTCCTGTTTGTGATACACTGACGGATCCAGATCCATCAACTGTAAGATCGCCACTTACAAAAGTACCAGTGCTTTCTCCACGTAGTCTAGTAACAGTGTTAGTATCAGTGAATGTAGATGAGATAGTAATAACGTCACCACTTCTTCCTAAGGTAACGTTTGATCCTGCTTCTAATGTTATTTCTTCTGGTGTTGCTGTACCAGCTTGCGTGATCCTAATAAGTTTTCTACCTGAGGTTGGTCCATCAGCAGCAGAAAGATTTACAGAATCAATATCTGCCCAGACTAACTCAGAATTAGATCCTGCTTTAATAACTTGTCCAGGTGTTCCTGCGGTATTACCATACAAAAAAGTAGGACCACCAATTCTCAACGGTTGATCCGCAGAAATGGTAGTGCCTAATGGGAATTCAACAGGACCTGTGCCTTGCTGATTTACAATGCGATCAACGAGAGCTGTAGACATTTTATAAGGATCTTCTTCGTTGATATTTATAAAGAGCGGGTGATCGGAATCGAACCGACGACATCTAACTTGGAAGGATAGCGTTCTACCGCTGAACTACACCCGCAATAAACTAACGTAAGTTGAAAGAAATAATTGACCTTGGTTTATCGCTCGTGTTTACCACAGATTCATGATTAATTTGAGAGGGAAAAATTACAAGGTCTCCTTCTTTTACGTCAGGTTGAAACACATACAAGTGACCACTCGCAGTGTTCAAAGGACAATAAAATTTGGTCGATTCATGTACTAGTTGATCATACTCTGCATAGAACACGGCAGACCAACCTTCAAAACCGTGATTATGCAAAGGATGATATTCACAATGATTCTGAACTTGATACCAAATGTCTTTGATATCGCTCAGGGTTTTATTATAAAACCCTGTTTTCTGAATCTCAAAACTCACTCGTTCTAAGTATGGAGAGATGATGCTGATGAAAGGTTGGAACTCAATACCATCTGTTTGTTCTCTATACGTAGAACGAAGAGTATCTTCCTCACCCAAGTCACTGTCTATAACATTCTTATGTTTAGTGTGCAAAGCAGAAAGAGTTGCGTCTTTTACTTGTGCCCACTCGTCAATATGATAATGGAAGTGAGGTATGTAGAACATGATTCTCCAGGCTCGCCACTTGTTTTATTATTTTAGTTGCTAAACAAGAAAACAACCACACGGAAGGGGATTTACCACCAACATATTTTTAACTGGAACATGTAAACCAGGCGGGAGAGTTTCCCATCCGCACCACTTTGTTTTAGGAACAAAGAAACCCGAGGGGTCGATGACCCATCCCGACCAGGGCGCTTTTAAAGTCATCCCGAGACTGGACCAGCAGACGAATCTACTCAGCTCCACCAGGGCAGGTTTATAGTCTATCCGAGACTAGGAGAAGGTGATAGAACCATCACCCTCAGTGTCGATTTTAACATCACCACCACTGTATTGACCGAAAGAAATTACATCTTCACTATAAGAACTAGGGAAAGGAACTGGAGCAGCTGCTACAGGCATGTAATCAGAAGACAGATTGAAGTTGAACTCACTGTTCTTAGCAGTCCATTCAGAAGTGTTGTCTGTAAGGCGTACAGGAGACCCTAGACGTACCTTCTTGATAGTACCAAGTGCATCGAACAGTTCAGAAATCCAAGTGTCTTCACGGTTCTCCAGTGCCTCTACAAGAGCGGCACGGATAGAGTTTTCAGCAGATTCGAGATGAGTCATAGTAATTAGGAAGCAGAAACACAGTCTTTACGATAAGCAGGAACACCATCAGGATCTAACCAGCAGGTGTAATCATGATCCTCCATAGCAGTCATGAGTTGCATCTCATTGTCGCACAAGTACATATCTTTGTAGCGACCTGTATAGGAGTCAACTTTTTGAATACGGCAGTCAGGCATACCGTTGATCTCTAGCGTACCGCACTGGATGTAGCGGTAGGGAAAGCGTTCAAGAAGAATAGTTTGCTTGGGCATCGGTTGATTGCTTACTCAGTAATTGTAGCATGGTCTTCGTCCTTGGGCAAGCGGCGCGAGCACCAAAATGCTAGGGCGATTAGGGCAACGTAGAACAGTGTATCATCAATCATCACTAAGAAGAAAAGAACACTACCACCATACTTTAACCAGTCAGGCAGTCTATTTGTTAGTCTACCAATGACTGGTCTAACTTTATTCTCATACTTGAAGTAGAGAATAGCACCTAGGGTTACTGTAATCTCACTCATCGGAACGATAAAGTAGAGAGACAGGATAACAAAGATAGGCCAATAGTGCCTCTCTGGAATCCTAGCAAGTAGTTTAGCAACCCTCTTCGTGATCTGTGTAAATCGAGTAGTCAATTTCATCTTCATCATAACCAGTATCCATACTAACACATGAAGTGGTGTCGTCAAACTCTTTAGCGGGAAGCATGACGACATTCCTGCCGTCGCTTCTCTTAATCAAGAATGATTCACCTGCCTCACATCTCTCGACATAAGTCTCAAAGTCTTGTTCTAGTTGTTGTTCAGTTATCTCGATCATCTGGACTAAAAGATTCTAGGGTTTTCTCATAATCTTTTTGGAACAAATCAAGTCCTTCACGAGTTAGGACATGATCATACATCTTATCAAAGAGTTTAGGGGGCATGGTAACTACGTCAGCACCATACAAGAAACACCTAGAGACATGATGTACGTCTCTTAAAGATGCTGCGAGGATTTTTGTTTGCACATTATGAGTACGGAATGTACCAGAAATAGCACGAATCAACTCAACACCACTGAAAGAATTATCATTACAGCGACCAACAAAAGGAGAAACATATGCTGCACCTGCTTTTGCTGCTAGGATTGCCTGAGCAACAGAGAACACAAGAGTCACGTTTACCTTTGCACCAAGATCTCCAGATACGTACTTACATACACGAAGACCTTCAGGAGTACAGGGGACTTTGATAGTCATCGAATCAAAGGGATGTGCATTTGGACTATTGGGATCATCATCACCAATAATACCAAGATACATTTCTGCTTGACGACACATCTCATCATAGTCACCCATTACTTCTGCTGATACAGATTCAAAGTATCCAACAGGATGAGACATCTTACAAATCTCAGTAACTACCTCTACTGGATCTCTGTTACTCTTCATAATGAGTGTGGGGTTTGTCGTAACCCCATCAATCAATCCAGTATCATAATACTGTTTGATTACATCGACTTCTGCTGTGTCTAAAAAGATTTTCATTTTAATAATTGTTGGTATATTACCAAGTCGGGCATGTAGGATTTGAACCTACGACCTCTCGCTCCCAAAGCGAGCGTTCTACCAAACTGAACTAATGCCCGAAACGGAAGAGGTGGGATTTGAACCCACGGATGCTTGCACATCGCTGGTTTTCAAGACCAGTGCCATCAACCACTCGACCACTCTTCCATGCGAACAAATTGTTCTTCAAGATTATAGAACAACTTGTAGTTTTTAGTCAACACATAATACCCATCAATTGATTTTGTATCACATGTGAACCCATATCCTATCACATTCTCACACTGACCGTCAATGGTAAGACACTTTTTTGTGTGCAAGTACGAATGATAACGGTCATCGAGATTGATCATTCAGCGTTCCTCAAAGTCTAGTTTACGGACACGTCGTTGCCTTCGTGCCTCTTGGTATTTTAGGTCAGCATTTGACAATACTGAGTGTTTCTTAATACTTTTTTCAGACTTCAGTAGTAAAACTAAAGACAGATCAACTGCTGTGATTTTGTCCCCAACAACAGTAGTCATATTGGGGCATCCACAACACCTAGTCTTAGTGGGGTGCGCCACGAGTTCGCGGTTGCACATCTTGCATCTGACGGATAACATTATGCAGCATTTAACCTCTTAGAAAAATGGGTGAAGAGGGGATCGAACCCCCGACCGCCTCCGTGTAAAGGAGATGCTCTACCGCTGAGCTATTCACCCGAAACCCTAGGTCATCCTAGGGAAAAGTTGTAACTAAAAATGATTCTATCAGAATCAGACTTGTTACTAGTCGTTCTATGTGGTAACCAAGATGGAAAGATAAGAAACATTCCTGTTTCTGGGTCAACTTTGTAAGTTTCTTTTGGACGAAATGGTTTAGCAGGATTTTTTCCTGCGTCATACCACAGTCTAAAAGGACCAACAGGGTCTTCAAAATAAATTGGACCACTGTCTTCATTCACATCAAAGTAATATACACCACTGAACTGAGATGCTGGATGAGAATGCCTTGGAATACTATGTCCTTTTGGGTATATAGTAAACCATACATTATCTATTTTCAGAGAAAAATCATGATCACATATTTCACGAGCAAGAGCAAGAATTCCTTGCCGAATGAATGAAATCATCGGTTGAAACTGCTGTACTCTTGTAAGACAAGGACCATAATATGAGGTAAATCCATGCTCATTAGCATTGAATTTAGTATCACTATCATCAAAGTTTAGTTTACCAGCATCAACTAAACGGTCTCTGTGGTTATAGATGATAGGTCTCATTCTCTGATGTAAACTCTTGTACGAGTTTGCATCAGCAGAGAAATTTGCAATAGTTGTTGGGTACAACTGTGTGTATTTACCAGTGTATCCAGATTCAAAATTAAGTTTTACGTTATGCATAATCTTACTATTGCAAATGTCGGTAAGAGGACTTGAACCTCCACGGCATAAAGCCACTGGAACCTAAACCCAGCGCGTCTACCAATTCCGCCATACCGACTGGCGCTTCAGGTTGGACTCGAACCAACGACCGACCGCTTAGAAGGCGGTTGCTCTATTCCACTGAGCTACTGAAGCATGGGACAATCATACCACGTATGGTGTTGATTGTCTACGGGACTGATGGGACTCGAACCCACGACACCTGCCGTGACAGGGCAGTGCTCTAACCAACTGAGCTACAACCCCCTATGGATGAGGTTGGATTTGAACCAACGTAGGCAGAGCCAACGGATTTACAGTCCGTCTCCTTTAACCACTCGGACACTCATCCTTGCCCATATTATATCACATGAGTTTGAGTTTGTTCACATAATCGTAAGCATAAAGTTGACGATTACCTTTGATTCCCCACCCCAACCAGTAGTATGCAGGAACCATATACTGGTCTACTGTTTTACCAGTACCTTCAAACTCTGGAAGATAACGTTGGAATACCGATTCGTTAATCATATAACGAGTTTGACCTTCTAGTGTACTAGGGTCACATCCAAAGTTAGTGCAGAACTTACCAAGGTTGTTATAACGACCTATTGAGGTCCACTGAATAAGACCATAACCACCGCGAGTGCAATTCCTGTAAGAAACTCTAGCCCCTCCCTCGCATATGTTGGGAATGAACTTGCTTTCCTGTTTAATGTTACCCATGATCGTTGCAAGAGCATTACGATCTGAGATGCGGGTGTGTTCTTGGAGTTGTTCGAGGACATATTGTTCTTCAGGTGAGCAGTCCTCACACTTCCAAGATGCCCGATACGGTACAACAGGAATTGGTTGGACCTCAGGTGCAGTCTCAGGTGCCTCCTTTGCATCATGAATTTGTGGTCCCAGAAACCCTGCAGAGAGGGCAGTAGAGGCAATCAAAATCTTAAGCATCAAAGTAGTCTTTCCTGTAATAACGTCCGAGGATGTTTGAATTATAGTACGCAGGCGTCCCATCGTCAAGTGCCTCCGTCAAAACGTTACAAATGAAGAGTTGTCGGGTCTCTTCATAGTTGGTTTTACCAGGGGTGGGATGGAGTGAGAGGATTTCTCTCCTAAAAGCTCCACGTCCGAATCTCTTAACATCGTCTTTAAGCTCTGGACAACTTCCATAGTAGACTTTCCAGTTACTTTCACTTGTAACGCGCCTTGGTCTCTTACCGACCACCTTAGTTCTAGGCTTTCGTTTTTGCCAGAAGTATTTTCTACCGATGTATTGTCTGCCGTTTTGAGTATTAGTGATGCGGTAGACAAAACCGTACATACCGTCAATATTCTCAGATACAAAAGGTGATCCTTTAAAATCCCACGGATTCTCATAGTCGATTTCCACGTAGTCATGATGTTACTCTTCAGTATTTAGGTCACATCCAGCATCGATCAGAGAGTCTGCAGCGATCTTCAGGGCGTCCTTAGACACGTCCATGGTGGTACAGTTACGCTCTAGGTTATAACACGCCAGAGCAGTGGTTCCTGACCCACAGAAAGGGTCTAGAACGTGCCCACCAGGAGGGCATGAAGTTCTCACAATACGCTCAAGCAACTTGACTGGTTTCTGTGTTGGATACTTGCGCTTGTTCTTCTCGGAACGAGAGATGAAGTGAATATCATCCCAGAAATTCTGAATAGGAGACCCTTTAGATTCAGACTTATAGATCTTCTTATATGGGAGATTTGCACCCCAGTGAATTAGATTCTGTTTGTGCAGTTCTTGAGTCTTCTCAAGAGTAAACCTCCACCCATACCGAGGAGTATAACCATTGTATTCATACTTGTGACCAATGCGAGACTTCTCACCAGTCAATTTACCCAGTGCATAGAATCCTTTCTCGTCTTTGTTCTTGAAAGAGTTCTTCGCATAGGTTTCATCCAGTGGTGCATACTCAACATCAAAATATGGATCACCTTTCCTGAATACCAGGATAGAATCTACAATATTACCCCATCCTTTACGGATGTTGTTCTTGGGACCAGAGCGTTTCCAGGAAATGTTTGTGTAGAACTTAGAACGAACGTCTTTAGTAAGGTCTCCTAACACCAAAGCGTTAGAATCAAAGTTGTTGTGAGCATACAACCAACCATTAGGTTTGAGTGCAGCAAAGCAGTCTTGAATAACAGATGCATACCACTCGATATAGGCGTCAGTAGACTCCCACTTATCATCGAATGCTACTTTCTTGTCTTCTTCAAACATGAAGAACTCTCTGTCCAATCCGAAAGGAGGATCGATGTATACAAGATCATACTCATCATCATAGTTGGAGAGGTTTTCAACCCTCTCTCGCAAAATTTTAATCATTAGTCGTTAATCCCACGGGTCAGGTATTTGAAGCGCATTGCTTGGAGGAACCATGCGTCGGTCAGACACTTTGGTCCCTCCATTATGATCTTCGCTTGTTTGTCGGTCACGCTCGGGTCTTGGAGGGCTCTTACCTTCCAACCAGGCAAAGAATCTTTCGTCATAACTGGAAACCAGCGAACGTATCCTTCTTAACATCTTGTTTAATGCTCCCGATTAGGTAAGATTCTACTTCTGTCTCTTGTGGTGCTACTTGCATACCCTTAGAAGACAACCAGTGCTCTGTCCAAGGCAGAGGATTATTTGTGATAGGGGTATCGAAGATTGCTTTGAGACCAATTGATCTCAGACGACGATTAGCAGTCCACTCAACGTACTTAGCAAGTAGTTTATCATTAAGACCGATGATAGAACCATCTTTGAACAGATATTCTGCCCAAGATTTTTCTTCCTCAACACACTGCTTGAACATCGCGTAGACATTCTCCTCCTCTTCCTTAGCAATCTCAAGCATTTCAGGGTCATCCCCTGCTGCCCACTTGTTCAGGATGTTTTGAGTGATGGTCATGTGTTGCGACTCGTCTCGTGCGATGAGTCCGATGATTTTAGCAGATCCTTCCAGGAGTTTAAGTTCGCCAAAGGCGAAACTACATGCAAACGAGACGTAGAATCTAATGCCTTCAAGAATGTAGACATTAGCAACCGCTCTGTAGAGTTTTCTCTTAAGTTCATAGAGTTCTTGCTGTGCTAGTGGGACGCCATCAAGTTGGTGTTCCCACATGTTTCCAGAACCATAGGTCTGTGCTGCTTGCAGAAACTCATCATATGCACGGGTAACGGACTGTGCTCGTGAGAGGATCCTCTCGTCGTCTAGAATCTTATCGAAGACTTCCGAGGGGTCAGAATATACATTCTTAATGATGTGGGTGTAGGAGCGACTGTGGACCATCTCCATCGTCTGCCAGATGTTCATAGCACCTTCTAGTTCAGGTAGTGAACAGTAAGGCATAAAAGCCATCCCAGGACCACGCCCTTGTACAGAATCCAAGAGGATTTGGTACTTAAGGTTACTAGTGAAGATGTGCTTTTGTGCTGCATTAAGTGTCTGATAGTCGGCACGATCCTTTTGCAATGATACTTCTTCTGGACGCCAGAAATAACCAAGTTGTTGCTGCGTCAATTTATCGAACACAGGATACTTAAACTTATCATAGCGTTGGACCCCAAGAGGGGGTCCAAAGAACATCTTTTGTTTTGTACTGTCCAACTGAGTAGTGTTGAACACAGTCATACCATCTACTTTACTACGCATAGGTTCCCCGTTCGTTCTAAATTTTGCAGCTGTCACAATCTTCCTCCTCGGTATCTAAAATCTGTGTTAACAAGTCTTCTATTGATTCCTTTTTCTCCTCTGTTAGTTCTGGTTCATCTCCTTTTTGATCATATGTATTCTGATAATAAGAAGTCTTCCATCCATACTTGTATGTCTTCAGGAAGTCACCAGCCATAATAGAAACGGGCACCTCATTGTTATCATAGTTCTCTGGGTTGTAACTCCAGTTGCCTGAAATTGCCTGGTCAAAGAATTTCTGCATCGCAGCGACAACTTTGATGTATCCATCGTTGTCCTTCATGTCCCAGAGAAGAGTGTAGTTATTCTTGAGACTACCATACTGAGGAACGATCTGTTTGAGCGGTCCCTTTTTGCTTTTTTTAGTGGACAAAAAGGCTCTAGGTGGCTCGATTCCATTTGTTGCGTTTGACACAACGGAACTGCTCTCTGATGGCATCTGAGCAGACAGTGTTGAATGTCGTAATCCTCGTGATCGAATTTCGGTTCGTAGAGTCTCCCAATCATGATTCAGTTCAGTCCCACAGAACTCATCAATGTCTCGCTTGTACGTGTCGATTGGGAGGATACCATCAGAGTATTTTGTACGCTCAAAGTATTCACATGCACCTTTTTCTTGAGCGATTTTATTGCTTGACTTGAGTAGATAGTATTGGAAAGATTCAGACAAGTCATGGACGAGTTTCCATGCTTTTGGATCATCGTAGTTTACTCCTTGCTTTGCTAAGTAGTGTGCTAGACCGATATAACCAATACCGAGAGAACGGCGAGCAAGCGTACTAATACGTGCTGCTTCAACAGGATAATCTTGATAGTCAATCAGTTCTTCAAGACCTCTAACAGAAAGATCACATAGTTCTTCCATCTCATCTAGGTTGCGAATCTTACCTACGTTTACTGCAGACAAGATACACAAGGCAATCTCACCCTCACCATCGATATGCTGGAGAGGAGTGGTAGGAAGTGTGATTTCCTGACAGAGATTGGACATGTTCACCTTATCTTTGAACGAAGAATGTTCGTTGCAATGATCGATGTTCATGATATAGATGCGACCAGTCTCTGCTCTCTCCTTCAGAAGATTGAGAAAAAGTTCTTGAGCACCGATAGTTTTCTTTGGAATGCTTCCATCAGATTCATAACGCTTATAGAGATCATCAAAGTCAGGAGTCCCAAAAGAATCGTAAAGACCTGGGGCATCGTGAGGTGAGAATAGAGTGATGTCTCCATTTGTAATGAATCGCTCATAGAAGAGCTTGGAGATTTGGATTGAGTAGTCAAGTTTTCTTACGCGATTGTCTTCTGTACCTTTATTGTTCTTCAGGACAATGATGTCTTCGATTTCTTGGTGCCAGATTGGGAAGTGGACAGTCGCGCTTCCGCCTCGAATGCCATTTTGAGTGCAGCATCGGACAGTGCTCTCAAATTTTTTGAGGAATGGTACAACAC